TGCAAGATGCATCAGAAGTGAAAGTTTGTGATGTATCAAAGATTGAAACGGACCCAGTTTCAGCATGGAGAAGAGTTAATGTCGGACAGATTGTTGACATCCCCAAGTGTGATGCCTCAGTTGTTGTATTAAAGGATACAAGAATGCTAAGATCATCATTGAAGCATTTTATAACTGAGTCAGATTTGCACTATGCTGATGCAGAATTGGGAAATACCAAGGCTAAGGTATTGATGATTTGCGATAAAGATTGCAACAACAACGGCAGAGATCATAGACATACAACACCATGGATGGATATTGACATCTCTACCTCGCATAAACATGAGAGAACGTACAATTTGCGAACAATGGAGGGCCAACCAAGACCAGGTCCAGGAAATTCAGGAAGCCCAGTGATGCATAACAACACATGCATTGAAAGAAAGATTTTGGGTATTCACAATGGAACATCACAGATTGCATCGGATACTTGTGTTGTTGGAGTGATCACTCAAGAAGAGTTGAAAGTGGCTTTAGCCAAAATCGAACGGAAAGAACGCATCATTACTCACCCTTACAACGGTGAGTATATAATGGAACACGAATTAATTCCAATCATGAAGTATGATGATGTCCTGATGGAATCACCATACCCAAATCAAAGTGTTTCAAGAGCACCAGGATTCATGAAAACTGGTTGTTTTGTGGAGAAGATTGAAGACGAGCCAGCAATACAAAGTGCCGCTGATATCAGGTTTGACAAAACAAAAAGACATTTCATGCAAGTTTCACTGAATAAAGATAATGGTGATAAAATACCATATATCACCTTAGATGAAGAGAGAGCAATGATTGATTTTATAAAACATCAAATCAAACAAGGCTGGAATTGGAGAACTTGCATGTTGTACACAACGGACCAAGCTGTCAATGGTGTTAGAAAGCCAGGCAGTAGACCAATTGATATTCACTCAAGCGCAGGATTGCCATACAAACTGCGTCCTGGAGTGGTAGGAAAACAACCTTTCATCAGATGGTCAGAAGAACAACAAAGATACATCATCAAACAAGAAGTTTATGATGCTGTCACAGAAAAGGAAATGCTATTTAGCAATGGAATAACGAGCACGGACTTTAAAATTGAATTTCGAAAACATGAACTTGTTGGAAGAAAGAAAATTTACGATGCCCCAAAAACAAGAACTGTAGGAATGGGGAACTTTATCGATCAGATCATTTACGATAAAGTATTTAAAGATATGCACACAGGAATGAAAAGTGCATACAATAATGGTCAAGCAACATCATTTACAATGGGATTGGATATGGAGAGACATGCAGATTTAGTATCAAAACATCTGCGCTATACTGATTTTGTATTGGATTATGACGTTGAAGCATGGGAAGAAAAATTCACAAGACAAATTGGAAGATTGGTTTTGACAGCGAAATTGGAAGTAGTTGAAGAAGCATATTTGTCACGTGGTATGGAAATCCCGAAAAATTTGGAACTAATGGTTTTGACATTACTCGATGATTCAATCTTCAGTAATGTCATATACGAAGACACCGTAAGAATACGAATGTCAGGATTGCTAAGTGGTTGGCCAGGAACACTGACCGACAACACTGGAGCACATTTGGGCGCCGTCTACTTAATTGTAAGACGCATTCTAATTAGAAAGATGTTAAGGCATCTTGCTAATATAGATTACATCGATAAACATGTACGCCTAATTGCAGCAGCCGACGACATTTGTGTCGCCCTTAGTCCCGAGATTAGAGAGATCATATCAGTTGAAGAAATTCAAGCTGGATATGGAGAGCTAGGATACAACATCACAGCACCAGACAAATCTCCCAAAATCAAAGCACGCAACATCACGGAAGTGGAATTCTTGAAGCATAATTTTGTTAAAGAAAACGGAAAGATCAAGGCCAAAGTAATGGAGAAGGTCATTTATCGCTTATTTGGATGGGTTCGAACAACAACAAAACTAAAGAACACCGAACAAATGCAAATAAACGTATTGAATGGCATGCGATTTTCATACTGGCATGGACCCAAATTTTATGAAGAAACACGTAAGCAAGTCAACATCGATTTTGCAAAACACAATATATCATGGAACCGCAACTACGAAGAGATGGGACTCCTAATTAGACACCTACAGGAGCAAGAGCAAGAGAAAGATAGACTCTTGTAAATCTAAGGAGGAGCACAATAGAAGAAATAACAATTGCATTTTTGTTTACATCAATAGGATTGTTATAATAGCCGCAAGGTCAAATTTTTTGCCACACACATTTATTTTTTAAAATTTTGGCAATTTTTATTTCTTCTGTGTCACACAAGCTAGAGTAGTAAATTGTAGGAGATATCAGAGTACAAGAACTTTAAACTGAAGCAAATTTTCTAGTGGACCTAGACCCTATGCCTAAGCTGATCTAACTGCTGATATAGCTACAAATTATGAAGCTTTCATTTAAATTCATCATATTATCATTTTATCATTTTATTATTTGATCAATTTAGATTTTTTTTTTTATTATATTTTTATATTTTTTATTAAGAGCGCTTAACGCTCAAAAAACGAGCATTTTGCTCATATATATAGTGTATCTAATACACTTAAATTTTACACATCTTCAAC